CATTCAGGAGTAAAAGCTGGTGGAGATACTACAGGAGGTCCTCAATAATGATTATTGGAAGTTTAGGTAATTTTATATTTATGGCAAGTTCTTTATATACAAAAACCTTTAATTCATTTTCTCGTTCTTCTTCAGTACGATGGATTGAGCATAAAATCATTGGAGAAAAACCTAAATTACAATTTGATGGTATAGATTTAAAGCAAATTGAACTATCAATTCACCTCAATCGTTTTTTTAAAGTTGATATTCCAAAAGAAAAAGAAAAATTGGAAAAATATATGGAAGAAGGTAAAGTATTAAGGCTCATAATTGGAGGAGAAAAGATAGGAAACTATGTTATTACCAGCCTTAATGAAGAGCATAAAGCATTTAATGCAATAGGTAAAGTAACTAAAATGGATATAAAGGTAAGTTTAAAGGAGTATAACTAATGGAAATTCTTTTAAATTTTGGAGAAGAAAAAAACTATATTTTTAAAAAAAATAAAACTGCAGAAATTGTACAAAATATTGAAAATATTGTATCAAGAATAAAAGGAAATGTGGTTTTAGCAAGAGAAAAAGGAATGGATATTAATAATGTAGACAAACCTTTTGAACTTGTAAAGGCTGAAATAATTGCCAATTGTATGGAAGAAATAGAAAAAGAAGAAAAAAGATTTGAAGTAAAAAATATTGAAATTATTGAAATGCAAAATATTGCAAAAATGAAAATAAAGATTACAGGAGAGGTGAAAGATGAATAACGATTTTTCTTTCATTGAACTAGATGTTAATGAAATAAAAAAACAAATAAAAAATGGATATGAAGAAATAATGCAAGTTAAAATTCAAACAGGAGATGCTATTGAAGATTTTATTGATTGGGTAACATATATATTATCACTATCAAAAAATCATATGAATTTTATAGGAAGAATGAATTTATTACAATATTCTGAAGGTAAATATCTTGATGCATTAGGTGCTCTAGTAGATGTTGATAGAATAATAGAAAGAGAGGCTGAATGTACTGTTGAATATAAATTTTCTAAAATTTTTGATGAAAAAAAAGTTATTGAAAAAGGACATAAAATTGCAAAAGGAAATTTATATTTCGAGAGTATCGAAACAGTAACATTAGAAATAGGGAAAAGAACTGCAATAGGTAAGGTAAAATGTCTCTCAACGGGTTTAATAGGGAATGATATTGAAATAGGAGAAATTAGTACTATTGTAGATGATATTCCTTATTTACTTTCAGTATCTAATATAACAAAAACAAGTGGTGGAGCAGATAGAGAAAATGATAATCGTTACAGAGAAAGAATAAGATTAAAGCCAAAAGCATTTTCTGTTGCAGGTCCACATGGAGCTTATTTATATTATGTTTTAACCTCACATCAAGATATTACTGATTCCTACATTTATACCCCAATTATAAGTCCTGGTGTAGTTAAAATAATTCCTTTAATGAAAAATGGCGAATTACCTAGTTCTGAAATATTAGATTTAATTAAAGAAAAACTAAAAGATGATGTAAGACCTTTAACTGATAAAGTTGAAATAGAAAAACCAAAACAGTTCACTTATAACATTAATGTTAAATACTGGATTAAAAAAACTAATATGCCAAATTTGATAAAAAAGAATGTTGAACTAGCATTAGAAGAGTATATTGCTTGGCAAAAAGAAAAATTAGGTAGAGATATAAATCCAAATAAATTAATTCAATTTTTAATTACTGCTGGGGCAAAAAGGGTTGAAATTGAAAGTCCTACTTTTACTAAATTGGAAAGAGATACAGTAGCTATTGAAAGTCAAAAAAATATTAAATATCAAGGAGAAGAAGATGAGTAAATTAATGGAAGTTAATTACCAGGATATATTCCCTGAAAATTTAAAAAAGTATAAAAATTTAAAAACTCTTTCAAAAAAATTTGAGGATATTTTTAAAAAATATATTATCCATAATATTGATAAATTAGCTTTTATTTATAATCTTGATTTATTAGAAGATAGAATACTTGATGAAGTAGCTTATTATTTTAACATAGATGACTACAATAGTGGTTTAGATAGAGAAATAAAAATAAAGCTAATAAAATCTGCTTATTGGATACATTCAAAAAAAGGTACAAAAGAAGCTGTTATATCTCAATTAAAAATATTGAATTATAAAATAGATATAAAAGAATGGTTTGAATATGGTGGAAAACCTTTTACATTTAGACTATTTACAGAAAATCAAAATAAAGATAAAGATTGGCTTAAAAGGGTTGTAGAGCTTATAAAAGAATATAAAAATGTAAGAAGTATCTTAGAAGCTCTGTATTTGTTAAAAAAGAAAGAGTATACATATTATATAGCTGGTTATAAAGAAGTTTTTATAACAGGAAAGAAAGTTAATGCAGGAACAGATAAAGAAATATATAAAAAAATCTTTTATGGTGGCTATAAACAAATTAAAAAGGAGATTATTAAATGAAATTTAGTGGTTTAACAAAAAAAGGTAGATTATATCTTGCTAAAATACAAGCTGCTGAAGAACCAATTCAGTTTACAAAAATAAAATTTGGTGATGGAAAACTTTCTGAACATGAAAATCCAGCTGATTTAGTTGATATAAAAAATATAAAAGTTGAAAAATCAATTTTAAATAAAGAACAGAAAGAAGATGCCGTAATTCTAACAACTATAATTGATAATGTAGGGTTAGTTGAAGGATATTTTCCAAGAGAAACTGGAATCTATGTACAAGATGAAGATCAAGAAGTCCTATATTTTTATATGAATGATGGAGATGAAACATCATGGCTTCCACCAGAGGTTGATGGTCCTCATAGAATGGAGATGAAAATAAATCTAATATCATCTAATACAGGTTCTGTTCTTGTTCATAATGATGGAAAAGATTTGTATATAACAAAAGATTATTTAGAAAGTAATTATACTCAAAAAGGTAATTTTAATGGAACAGCACAGGATATTGAAGATAGAGTTGTTGCAGCAGTAGGAAAAGAAGATGGAAAATTTCCTCTAACTGAATCAGTGGCTGGTAATATATATTATTTTCCAGGAAACAAAAAATTTTATTATTGTTTAAAAAGCCAAACCAGTAGAGTAAGTGTTCCAAATGCAGATTTTGAAGAATTATCTATTTATCAAAATCGTAAGAAATTGGAAAATCTAATCAGTCATCAAAAAGTAACAGGTACTACTGGAATGTTTAATGTAAGTAATTGTACATCATACATCACAAAAATAGGAACTTTTGTGATGTGTTCAATGAACATAGGAGTTATTAATGACTATGCTAAAACTGTTATAAAATCTCCTATTCAATTCAAAGAAGGAGTTTTTGTAACTATTGAAGATAATAATGGCGATTTATATGCAACGAATAAACAACCTGTTATTGGCTGGTATAATTCAACAACTCAATTATTTGAAGTTGCTAATATAAATGCTGGTTTTACAGTACTTTTAATTGGTAGAATTTAAATATAAAAAACTGTATAGGCTATTTTTATGGTATTGGCTTTACTGCTATCTATACAATCTTTTACAAAACTAAAGCTTGAATTATTAAATCCAGTTAAGTACACATTTTCTAAAGTAGTTGCAGTTCCAGTCTTATATACATTTATAGCAACTCCTAGAACTTGTTTATAATTCTTTGGGAAATTATAAGTATAACTTCCAAGTGTAGTATAGTTTCCAGTAATACCTATATCCACTTTGATTAAATTTTCCACTGTGGAAAATTTATTTACAAATACAGTTGAATTAGCAACTAAAATAACTAAAAGTACAAATATTCCAGAATTAAAAAATTATAAATTTTGGCTTGTAGACATAAGTATTTCCATTCATCTTAATGGAATAAGTCATCAAAAATATACTTTTACAGCAACCTCAGCTGTTGGATTTTTCTATAATGATAATTTTCATACCCTTGGAAAATATGCTGTCCAAATTGATACAAATGGTAATATAACACTAACTGGTGAAGCTGTCCAAAATGGTTATATTAAAGTTAGTATTTATGGAATATACTAAAATCTTATTTTAAAAAAGTTGTTAATTGTCCCATAAATGTATTTTTTAATGGTAATTGACTATCAGTAGACTGGACTGTTAAAACATTATTAACTAATGTAAATTGTCCACTACTTCCATTATTTCCAGTTATAGCTGTTGCTGTATTGTGACAATTTAATGGTAAATTACATTTATACTCAATTCCATATTTTAGTGTTTCTATTAAATTGGTATATGCAGCTATAAGAATTAAGTCACCATACTGAAATATAGTGAATTTAACACCAGTAGGGGTTGAAAAAAATTCCTGAATTTTAAAAGTTGACAAATTTTCCACAGTGGAAAATCTAATCAAAGTTATAGAAGTAGATACTTCTAATTTCACAATTGTTATAAATTATTTAGTAGACACTAACTTAATTGTTAGTGGATATCTACTAGTAAAATCAAATTTTAGGGTTGGAGCTAGCGGTTTTATACACAATTTAGGAAACAATCTAACTTTAAATGGCTCTTTTTTAACTTATACGATTGGAAATGAGAGAGGCAAGTATTTCTACCAGCCTCATAAAATTTCAATTAGAAATGGAAATATAGTTTCAAATGTAGCTGACTTTAATATTTTTACAACCAAAGTTTTCTATAATTAATTAAACTTTTTTAAAAGCTAGGATTTTAACTATTCCGTCACCAGATGCTTGTCCTTCCAATATTTTAAGTTTTACAGTAGTAGAATTTACAAATGTTGCAAATGCTACACCAACTCTTCCTGGATTAGAATATTGATAACAGTCAAAATATAAATCTAAATGAGTAGTTGAAGTTACTAATATAGAATTTGTTATTTGATTTCCTTGCCCTGTATAAATCACATAATGAGAGTATTTTGTATCATCCGTTGGTTTTGTTAAACTTATAGTTAAATCTTTCCAGTTTCCAAAATCATCAGTTTTGGAGTATAGAATATCAAAACTATTTAAATTTTCCAAGAACTTAAAAGCAATATAATAAACCTAATAAAAAACAGGAGGTTTATTATGGAATTAAAAGTTTTAGAAAATTTAAAAAGGGAAAATGTAGAGATTTATTTAGAGTATTTAAACAGTTGTAAGAGTAGCAATTGGGAAACTTGGGAAACAACTTATAAAACATATTGCAACAACTTTAAATTATTCCTGGTATGGTTTCAAAAAACTTACAAAAATAGGCTTTTACTTAGCAAAGATACATTGTTAGAAATGCCGAGTATAATGGAAAGTTACAGAAATTATTGTAGAGTTTTAGGCAATAGCAAGAGAACTATTATGAATAAAACAACATCAATTAGTACTTTTTACGCTTGGTGTGTCAGAAGAAATAAAATCAAGTATCACCCTTTTGATAGTAAATTAGATAGGCTTAGGTTTACAGAAAAAGACAAAATTAGAAAAAGTTATTTTTTAACAACAGAGCAAATACTGACCGTTCGTTTATATATGCAAGTTGAATCTAAAAAATATGATTTACAGGATAGGATACTTTGGGAATTGTTTTTAGACAGTGCTTGTCGGATTAGTGCTATTCAGAGTTTAAAACTGGATCAATTAAGATTAGAAGATGGATATTTTACAGATGTTAAGGAAAAAGAAGGTTATATAGTAAATGCTTTTTTCTTTAATAAATGTAAGGAACTACTTAAGGAATGGATTAACTATAGACAAGAAAAAGGAATTAATTCAGAATGGGTATTTATTACAAAGTATAATGGAAAATATAAGCAAATGACACAAGGAGCAATTAGAGGGAGAATAAAGAAGCTAGGGAAAATATTAGAAATTAAGGATCTATATCCCCACACATTAAGAAAAACGGCTATAAATTTAATAAACAATTTGGCAGGATTAGGACTTGCATCTAGTTATGCAAATCATAGCAGCAGTGGAGTTACAAGTAAACATTATATACAAAAAACAAGTGCTACTGAAATAAGAAATACTCTTATAGTAGCAAGAAAAAAATTAGGTATTTTTTAATAAAAAAGTATAGAGATTTTCAAATTTATAAAGAATTTAAGGTTTAATTTTGTAGTTTTGAGCATATTTTTATAATTTTTCTTAAATATAAAATCTAAGAATTTTATATAAAAAGCTCTCAAAAATACATTTTTAATCATAAAAATTTGAATAAATTTGAAAATCTATTCAAAATTGAAAGGAGAAAATTATGTTCTACATATATACAAAAGAGAAAATAGCAAAAGTTAAATTTACAGTTAATTTAACTGCAGAAGAGGTAAAACAATTTATGGGGAATAATTTATTTTTAGATTATCCAGAGTTGAACAAAGAGGACTATGTAATTGTTAAAGATGAAGTTTTTAAATATCCAACTTATGACAATACAACAAACTTTATAAGAGAGATGAGTAAAGAAGAATTAATTGAAGAAGGAATAGAGATCCAATTAGAACCTGGAGAAATAATAAGAGATAAAAAACTTATAAAAGTTCCAAAACCTGAAAAAAATGAAAAATATTTAATTTGGAATAGAGAAAAAGGTATATGGGAATATGACTCTGAAAAAGAGAAAGAAGATTATTTTCAATTAGTTGATACATTAAAAGCTGAAGCATTAGAATATGGATTTGATTATCAAGGACATAGGCAAAGACTTAGAATAAAAGACTTAATATATATGGAAATTGCTATAAAATCGTTAGAAATTTTAAAAAAGAAATTCAATAAAAATTTTAAATCTACATGGTATTTTCATGATAATTTTGAGATAACAATGTCAATTGAAGATTTTGAAGATATGATGTTTTCAGGAACAATGTTTATTCAATCTATATTTAATACTGAACATTATTTTAAAACAGAGGTTGAACCTAAAAATTTAACAAAAGAAGAATTTAAAAATAAAATAAATGAATTACATAATTTAGTTATGAAAAAAGTAGGAGGTAAAGAATGAAAGTAGCATTAATTATAGGGCATAATAAAAGAGCAAAAGGAGCATACTCTCAAATACTAGGGAGAGAATATGATTATTGGAAAAGAATAGCAGAAAAAATAAAAGGGATAATCCCTGAATTGGTTGATATCTATGAAAGAGAACCAAACGAATATTACACAAGAGAAATGTTTAAAGTTTTAGAGGAATTGAATAAGAATGATTATAAATTTTGTATAGAACTTCATTTCAATGCTGCTGAAAGTGAACAAGCAAATGGCTGTGAATGTTTGGTTTATTATAAAAATAATAAAGCTAAAGAGTTAGCAACAAATTTTATGGCTAGGTTACAAAATAAATTTGGCAGTAAAATAAGAACCAAAGAAAATATTTTAAAAGAAACTGAAGTTGTTAATGGAAAAGAAAAAACAGTAGAAAAGAAAGAAACTACAAGAGGTTTAATCCTTGTGCAAGATAGTAAAACAAGAGGTGCTTATGGAATATGCAAGAGCAAAGACACTTACATTCTAGTAGAACCTTTCTTTGGTAGCAATAATGAAGAATCTTTAAAATTTTCTGTGGAAAGTGATGTTGTAAATTTATTTGTTGATTTCATTAAAGAAATGTAAGGGGGATAACATGGCAATATTAGATAAAACATTAGAAATAGTAAATAAGTTTGTTCCTGATAAAAATGCACAAGCTGAACTTGAAAAAGAATTAAGAAGATTAGATATTGAAGATGCTAAAACTAAGCAAAAATTATTTGAAAGAATAATACCTATCACTTTTCCATTATGTGTTTGGATAGGATGTGCTTGGTGTGCTTGGGGTCTTATATTATCAATCTTAGCTTTTATATTAGAGAAAAGATATATATTCTTTGAAGTAAATGTACCTACATTTTTAATAATGTGCTGTGGAATGTTTGGAGCAGGTTTATGGGGTAAAAAGAATATTGGAGAATACTTTAAAGGGAAAAATAACAAGGAGGATGAAGAATGAAAAAAATAATTTTTCTATTATTAATAGTGTTATCATTTATAAGTTGTAACAATAGAGAAGTAAAAAAGGATCCTGGAACTATTATAGTTCCTCTTCCTTTAAAAGCTGAATATACTCCTCCAGAGGAATTAGAAGAAACATTAAAAAATAAAACAGTAAGAGTTGAAAAAGTAACCAAAAAGAAATTTATAAGAAAAAAGGTTATCGAAGCACCATACACAGAGTATATTTTTAAATAGGGAGAGGATACAGTGATAGTTATGGCAAAATATTATCTAGCTTTAATATGGACAAGCTGGATAAGTCTTATTGTTTGGCTTATTGGTGGTTTTGATTTATTAGCAAAAGTTTTATTAGCTTTAATAGTTTTAGATTTTTTAACAGGACTCTGGGTTGGGTATAAAGAAAAAAAGTTAAACTCTCAAAGAGCTTTCAAAGGCTTAAAAAAGAAACTTTTAATAATGATCATTTTATGTGGGGCGAGTCTTATGCATAGATTAGTACCAGATTTGGGATTTAGAACACTGGTAGGTATGTTCTACTGTGCAACAGAACTATTAAGTATAACAGAAAATGCTGCAAAGGTAGGAGTACCAATTCCTAAAAAATTGAAAAAAGCTCTTGAACAATTAAAAGAAGAAGATAAAGAAGAATAATATAATAAAGTAAGGTAGAAAATAAAAAACTCTACCTTATTTTTTTATCATAAATTTGATATAATTATTAAAAAATAAGTGGAGGTATTTTTATGATTTGGAATTCTATATCTATAAAAAAAATTGAAGATAATGATTGTGAGTTTTTTAAAAAATTTTCTGTCAAGTATTCTATGGTAATGTTTGCAAGCTTAATGAAATTAAATATATTTGAAAAAATATCACTTGAAGAATTAGAAAATTATATAAAAGAAAAAGAAAAGCATTCAAAAATAGAAATGAAAGAAATAGAAGCTTTTTTTTTAGGAATAGGTTTAGAAATAGAAACTTCTGTTCTTGAAGAAGAAAGAGAATTTTCGTTAAAGAATATTTACAATGATCAATTTAAAGGGAAAAATATCTTAGAAATATTTGAAGTAATTTCAAATATAGAAGAATTTATAAGTTTATTTATAATAGTAGAAGATTCATTGCTAAACTTTTTAAATACTAAAGGTGAAAAAACGAAAAAAAATTTTAAAATTATTGAAAATTTATTTAAACTTTTAGAAGAGGAAAATAAAAAAAATAAATTTTTAGAAAAAATAAGTGATAAAACATATTTAAGAAATTTAGAGAATTTAGAAAAACTATGGGATTTTCTTAGAAAAATAAGAAATTTAATTGCTCATTCATATGGAATTATGAATGAAAAAAATATAAAAAAAATTAATGAAATGATTGGAGAAATAATTTCTATGCTAGACTTTCCAACATTAACACTTTTATCAGATATGGATAGCTTATTAAACCCTTGGGAAGGGATTCCTGAGAGAGATGATATAATTAACAGACCTATTTTAAAAGAAAATTATATTATACCCTTTGATTCAATAACTTGTAGATTTTTTAGGAACTTTTTTATATATTTTATGGAATCTTTAAATGAAACTTTTAAAAGCTAAAATAAAAATATTTTGGTAGTTAATGGAGTGAATATCAACAGACAGTGGAGTTAAAGATTTTAGAGGGAAAAATGGACTATATAAAACATTATATAAAGATAAATATAGACCAGAAGAAGTATTGAGTTCAGATTTCTTTTATTCTCATAGAGATATTTTTATGGAGTATGTGGAAAAAGAATTAAATATCAATGGTTTAAAACCAAATAAAGGACATATGGCTTTGGTAGAGCTTGAAAAAATAGGTATTTTAAAAGCTGTCATAACACAAAATATTGATGACTTGCATCAAGTATCTGGAAACAAAAATGTTTTAGAATTACATGGAAGTTTGAAGAGATGGTATTGTTTAGGCTGTGGAAGAACAGCAGATAAAAATTTTTCTTGTGAATGTGGTGGAATAGTTAGACCAGATGTAACACTGTATGGAGAAAGCCTAAATCAAGCTATTGTCAATGAGGCTATTTATCAATTAGAACAAGCGGATACTTTAATAGTTGCAGGGACAAGTCTAACAGTTTATCCAGCTGCTTACTATTTAAGATATTTTAGAGGAAAGAATTTGATTATTATAAATGATATGGATACTCAATATGATGGAAAAGCTTCATTAGTAATAAAAGATAATTTCTCTTATGTTATGGATAAAGCAGTTGAAAGGTTAAAAAATTCCAATATGGAAAAACATTAAAAAATATTTAAAATAGACTATATCTAAATTTAAATTCTAATTTAGTAAAATTTTACTTATTATAAACTTTTTTTTTATTAAAATCAATAATTAAATTTTATAAACTATTTCTAATGGTGATTGACTAAAACAAATTTATATGTTAAATTTGTTTTAGTCAGATTAAGTGCTTAATTTATAAAATTTAAAAGGAGGTGAAATTTCAAAATACATATGAAAAATAAATCTCTTAAAAAAACAAGAGAAAAACTTAAAAAAATTGAAAGAAAATATTAATTGAAAAAAGAGGCAATCAAATGATCACCCCTTAACCCAATTAGAGTATATCATTAATTGCCTTATTTTTCAATAATAAAATAAGGAGAAAATAATATGTATTTTTTTACAGATAATAATATTGCAACAATTTTAGGTGGAGGTTTATGTGGAGGTATAACTGGAGTTATAACATTGATAGGTGTTAGATGGCAAGTTATTAGAGAAGAAAAAAAGCAAGAGAAAGATAAATGTTTAGGAATTTTAGAAAATTTAAAATATACTTTAGATAGAAATTTGGAGATAAGCAAGGATAATGGAATATATTATTTATTTTCATTCACAATTGAAGACTGGTGGATTTTTAACTATATAAAAAATTATGAAATATTTAATGAAAATATTTTTAATAATGATTATAAAAATTTAGTCAAGTTTCAATTTTATAAAGAAATTTATGAGATGAAAGTGAAATTACAAAATATAGAGAAAAGTTATAATTCTTTAAGTATAAACTTAAATAAAAAAAATTTATTGTTTAATAACTTATTTAAAGAGATTAAAAATAAATATGAAGAAAATATAAATAGTAAAAAGGAAGAACTAAAAAAATATTTTGAATGGTTAAATATATTTTCTGAATTTCTATATAATTTATCACTACCTTTATTTAATTTGATTCATTTTCAAGATTGTTCTTATTTTAAAGATAATGTAGTAGGAAAATTAAGAAAAATTAAAGAATATTATGGTTCTTCATATTTTAAAGAAGTAGATGAAAATAAAATAGATAAAATATTTAACAGTGAAAAAAATGATACTAAAGAAAAAATTGTAAAGTTAGTAAAATTAATAAATGATACTGCTATTAGATTAATACAAGAGATAAAAAAGTAGTCATTTTAGTGCTGAAATAGAAGTAAATGTAGATAAATTTTACTCCTATGTTTATTTCGAAAGATATTTATTAAATAATTTAAGACAAATAGATATTGAAATGAAAGATTTAAGAGAAAAAATAAATGTTGAAATAGAAAAATACAAATAAAAAATATTATGAAATAAATGCTATGGGAAACTCTTATTATAATAGGAGTTTCCTAAAGTATTTATAATTTTTTATAAAAATAGAAGAGGAGGAGAGCGATGAGGTTTATTTTAAGTTTTGAATTAGATACTGTCAGACTTCCAATAGAAATCAGAAGAACTATTATAAGTTTCTTTAAGAAGTCTTTAACAGAGGCACATAATTCAAAATATTATCCAAAATTTTTTACAGGAACTCAAATAAAAGATTATTCATTTTCAGTAATTTTTCCTTTGGATAAATATTTTGGAGAAGAAATTTATTTAAAAAAACCTGAAATGAAAGTTGTAGTATCTTGTTCTGAAAAAAATAATATAGGTTTCTTATTGGTAAATGTATTTTTATCACAAAGAAATAAAAAATTTCCTTTACCTAAGGATACTCATATGATTTTAAAAGATGTTAGGATAATTGAAGAAAAAGTTATTAGAGGAGAGGAAGCAATATTTCAAACTACAATAGGTGGAGGACTTGTAGTAAGAGAACATAATAAAGAAAAAAATAAAGATATCTACTATTCAGTGGGAAATGAAAGATTTGAGGAAGTTTTAAATTGGTTAATGAAAGAAAGGTTTAAAAGGCTGGGATATCCTGAAGATATTTTTAAAGATTTTAGTTGTAAGCTATTAGAAGGAAGAAAAATAGTTGTTAAACATTTTGATTTAAAGTTTCCTGTGACAACTGGAAGATTCAAAGTAAAAGCTCCTAAAATTTTATTAGAAGAAATATATAGAACAGGTATGGGTAGTCGTTTATCACAAGGATTTGGACTTTTAGAGTATCTAGGTGGTGAGATTAAAGATGAAGTATGATATTGATAAAAATGAATATGGTTTTGATACTGCAATATCTGCTTCTGATTGGAAATATTCTGCAGCTATTACAGGGTTAATTTATTATTTTAAAGAATTAGAAAAGAAATATGAAATTAAAAAAATAACTATTGATGAAATTACTGATAGTTATTTATTATATAACAAAGAAGATATTAATGAAGAGAATTATTTAAATTTTATTGAAACATTTTACTTAGAAGATATACTAATATATAAAAAATTAAAAAATCAATTAACTTCCAAAACAGAACTTACTACTGAATTAATAAAAAGTATTAATAAAGATATGAATGCGAATAAAATTTTAGAAAAAGTTTTTTCAAATTTAAAATTTGATGGGAAAAATAAAGAAGAAATTTTAAGGGTACTTGATAATAATAGATACTTAATTATAAAAGAGAGTTACAAAAATAAATTATATACTAATTATTGTCAAGTAGATAAGAAGGGTAACAGTAAACTGTTTGAAAGTGCTAAAAATTCTCCTTGTAGAGTAAGAGGGTATTATTTTGATCCTGGTAGAAAATCTAAGGCAACAGGGTACAATTTCATTTCTAGTAGTGTAGATTACTTTGATGATGAAGTCTTTGATTTTATTCCATTTGCTTTTACTGGAAGTTCTTTTGAGACTATATTTTTAAATGATAATTTAGATTTAGAGATATTAGAAAATATGAATTATAAATTAAGAGAATATTTTTTTGAGGAAAAAGAAGAAGAAATTGAAAAGATAAAAAATTTTAAACAAGAGAAAGCAATTAAAGATAAAAGAAATGAAGAAACAGAAGGAAATCAGAATTCTGTATCTTTAAAAAAATTATTTTTAAATATTCTACAAAAAAAAGTTGACTATATCAAATATGGGATGGAAATAATTTATAAGAACAGAGATAAAGAATATTTTGAAACTTGGTATTTAAGAAATGAAAGTATAAAAATATTAAAAAAAATTGAAGATTTTTCAAAATTAGATATTAGAATTAAAATCACTGATAAATATTATTTTAATCTTCTTGATGAAATATTTTCAAGTATTTTAAATTTAAACTCCTTAAGAAATAGTATTTTGTATTTATTAAAAGAGAGAGAAAAATTTATAAAAAACAATAATAAGATTATAGAAAAATATAATTATGCTATTAATCAATTAATTAAAGTAAATCAAATAATAAGAAATGGAGGAAAAAAGGTGAATTGGAAATTAAAAAATTCAATAGAAAATTGTGCAAGTGCAGTTGCAAAAAAAATTGAAGAAAATAAATTAGCATCTTATAGACAAAAATTATTAAGCTCAGTTGTTGCTAAAAATCATAAAAGAATTTTAGATATTTTAACTCAGTTATCAGTATATTCACAAGTACATTTTAATTTTGCTTTTGACTATATAGAAAATCAAACTGAAAATGAAGATATAATACATTATTTTATTTTGCAATTAGTTCCAAATAATGAAAATAAAGAAAATAAAGAAAATGAAGATATAGAATAGGGAGGAGAGAATATGGAAAAAAATACACTAACATTAACAATAGTGGCAAATATGACAGCAAATTATTCTGAGGGATTGGGTAATATTTCAAGTGTACAAAAAATTTATAAAGATAGAAATGTTTATGCTATTCGTAGTCGTGAAAGTTTAAAAAATGCAATTATGATACAAAGTGGAATGTATAAAGACTTAGAAACTGAAGGAAAAAAAGAAGATACTAAAGGGAAAGTAGTTACACAAAAAAAGGTTGATGAAAACTTAAATGCTACAAACTGCCGTGCCTTAGAAGGTGGATATATGAATACAAAGGAAAGTACTTATGTAAGAAATAGCTCATTTTACCTAACAGATGCAATATCAACAGAAAGTTTTATAAATGAAACTCGTTTTCATAATAATCTATATTTAGCAACTAACTATGCAAATACACATACTGATAAAAATGGAAAAAATTTAAATGTTCAAAAAGATGCAGGTGAAGTTGGTTTAATGCCTTATCAATATGAGTACGAAAAATCATTAAAAGTATATAGTCTAACAATAGATTTAGAAAAAATAGGAAAAGATCCTAATTTTCCTGATAAAGAAGCAGATAATACTGAAAAATTTGAGAGAGTAAAATCTCTTTTGGAAGCTGTTGAAAATTTAAGTTTAGTTGTAAAAGGTAATTTAGATAATGCCGAACCTGTTTTTGCTATTGGAGGATTATCTTTAAGAAAAACTCACTATTTTGAAAATGTAGTTAGAGTTGAACAAGGAACATTAGTTTTAGGAGAAGCATTAAAAGAAAAGAAAGAAGATGGCTTTAATTGTGCCTTATTAAAAGGAGATATTTTTACAAATGAAGTAGAAATAATCAAAGAATTACAACCAATATCTATGAGAGAATTTTTTAAATCTTTAATTGAAGATGTAAAAAATTATTATGGAGTATAAGGAGGCAAATTTATGGAAGCCTTAAGAATCATCTTAAAACAAAGCTCTGCAAATTATAGAAAAGCAGGAACAGTCAATAACAAAATGACTTATCCTTTACCTATACCCTCAACAGTGATAGGAGCATTACACAATATTTGTGGATATAATGAATATCATTCTATGGATATAAGTATACAAGGAAAATTTTCTTCTTTATCAAGAAGAGTTTATACTGATTATTGTTTCTTAAATAATGTTCAAGATGATAGAGGAATTTTACTAAAAATACTGAATTCTAATATATTATCTAATACTTTTATAAAGGTAGCAACTGCTAAAAAGCCTACAGGAAATAGTTTTGAAAAAAAAATTACTATTCAAGTTCACAATGAAGAATTATTACAAGAATATTCTAGTTTAAAACAGAAAAGTAAAGAAATAGAAGAACTAAAAAATAGTGAATATAAGAAAAAATTAGAAGAATTTAAAGTTTTAAAAAAGGAAATAGTTGATAAAAAGAAAAAAGAAGATAAAAAATCAGCAACATTTAAAAACCTTTTAGAAGAAGAAAAGAAAATAAAACTTGAAGAAGAAAAATATAAGGAAGATTTTAAAAAGTTTGAATATGAAAACTATACAAAACCATATAGCTATTTTCAAAGCCTTGTTACTTCTTTAAAAAGCTATGAAGTTTTAAATGATATTTTTCTGATTTTACATATAAAATCAGATGAGAAAACTTTAAAAGATATAGAAGATAATATTTTTAATTTACAATCATTAGGAAGAAGTGAAGATTTTGTTGAGGTTATTGAATGTAAAATGGTTCAGTTACAGGAATTTTCAAAAAATATAAGAGCTTATAATTTTTTTATGTACCTCAAAAATGATGATGTAATAGATAAGAAAATAATTCCTTTACCAGTTGATGAAAATCATCATTCAGGAGGAACAAAGTACTATTTGGATAAAAATTATAAAGTTGAAAATAATAAAAGAATATTTATAAAAGTTCCAGCTATTTATGCTAATTTTGTAGGTGCAAGTAAAAGTAGTGAAAATGTAAAATTAGATTATTTAGAGATTCCTAACCAAGAGAAAAAACAAAAAATTTTAGTAAATTTTCTTTAATTGAAATATAATTAATTATTTTAAGAAGAATATTTGGAATGAGGTGAAATAAAAAAATGTTAGATGAGAAACTTCTTAAAAAATATAAGGCCAAACCACATAAAAGTATCTTTGAGCACAATCAAGATTTAAATAAACAAAAAGACATTTTAATAAAATTAGGCTATTTAAATAATGAAGATAAAATAAGACTTTTAACATATGCAATAGACTATCATGATAGTGGAAAAATTAATCCTAAATTTCAAAGAAGAATAGAAGAAAATATAAAAAGACTTAATGGAGAAAAATATAATCCTAAATATTTAAAATTTGATAAAGAAAATGAAATAGAACATAATATTCTTTCAGCTTTTTTAATAAATTCACAAGATTTTAATTCAGAAGATGAATATTTATCAGTACTTTATTCAGTTGTATTTCATCATAGATATTCAGATGCAATTAGTACAATAAATACTATAATTTTTCCAAATATAGAAGAAATTTTAGAAGAAAATTTTCCAAAAAAAATAATGACTTATGAAGAGGATATACCATTAGATTTTAATTTTCAAAATTCTTCAAAAAAATTAGAAAATATAAAATTACTAGGTCTGCTTATGAAATGTGACCACTCAGCTAGTGGAGGATATGAAATTGAATATCCTAATGATTTTTTAGAAGAAGCTTTAAATAATCTGCTGAATGAATTTAAAGAAAAAGATAAATCAGCTGATTGGAATAATATGCAAAAATTCTGTAAAGAAAATAGTGATAAAAATATAATTACAATAGCAGATACAGGAATGGGTAAAACTGAGGGAGGTTTTCTTTGGGGAGGAAATAATAAGATATTTTTTGTTCTTCCCCTTAGAACTGCTATTAATGCGATATATAAAAGATTTGATGAAGTTATAATAAAAGGAGAAAATAAAGAAGAAAGAGTAGGTTTATTGCATTCAAATTCTCTTGAATATTATTTGAATAATAAAAAAGAACTAGTAATTGATGATAAAGATGAGAAAGAAATGGATATCTTAGAATACAATAAAAGAGGAAAACATTTATCTTTACCTATAACTATCTGTACACCAGATCAGATATTTAATTTTATTCTAAAATATAAGGGTTATGAAAGTAAATTAGCTACTCTTTCTTACTCAAAAATAATTTTAGATGAAATGCAGATGTATGATGCAAGTTTGCTTGCAGCTGTAATTTTTGGAATTACTAAAATTATAGAAATGGGAGGTAAAATTGCTATTGTAACTGCTACTTTTCCTCCAATAATTGAATATTTTTTGAATAAATATTTGATGAAAGATAATAAAAATGTAATAAAAGACTTAGATAAACCAGAAGAAATTGTTGAAGAACCAATATTTATAAAAAAGAAATTTACTAATAATGAAAAAATAAGACACAATATAGTTCTTATTGATGATGAAATTGGAATAGAGCATATTTTATGGCAATTTAAAAAAAATAAAAAAGAGAATAAAAAGTCTAATAAAATTTTAGTTATCTGTAACACTATAAAAAAAGCACAAGAAATCTATTTAAAATTAAAAGAAGAAGATGATTTGAAAGATAAAATTAATATGTTACATTCAAACTTTATTCGTGAAGATAGAGAAGAAAAAGAAAAAAATATTTTAGATTTTGGAAAAACTGAATTTGATGGTGAAGGAATTTGGATATCAACTTCACTTGTTGAAGCCTCACTAGATATTGATTTTGACTATTTATTTACAGAGTTACAAGATTTAAATTCATTATTCCAAAGATTCGGAAGATGTAATCGTAAAGGCAAAAAATCAGTAGAAGAAGCTAATTGTTTTATATATTTAAAAATTGAAGACAAATATTTAAAAGAAAAGGGGTCTAAATATGGTTTCATAGATAAGGATATTTACGAAAATTCAAAAAAAGGCTTAGAAAATTATTGTAAAGTAATATCAAAAGATGAAATAGAAAATTCTCAAGATTATAGCGAATTACTTAAAAATTATTCAAAAAAAATTACAGAAGGAGATAAAATTAAATTAATAGAAGAAAATTTAAGTTTTGAAAATTTAAAAGAAAGTAATTTTGTTGATGAATTTGAAAAAACTTATGAAAAATACCAAAGAATTTTAAATAGTGATGAAAATTCACAAGATGCTTTAAAGCTTAGGGATATCCAAAGTGTTACTGTAATTCCATACAATATTTATGAGAAAAATGAAGAAAATATAAAGGAACTTGTAAAAAGAATAGAAAATAAAAATTTGGGTTTAGAAGAAAGACAAAAGGCTAAAACTGAGCTTTTAAAGAAAACTCTTTCAATTCAATATTATCAATTAAGTAAATATATAAGTGAAATTTTAAAAGGTAAAGCTGATGCAAA